TTGTACTTGTAAATCTTAATGGACTATTCCCAGTAGATGCAGTTATTGTTACATTATTAGAGAACGTAGAAGTGCCTGTTACTTGTAATCTTGAACCATTATCAGTTGTAGTTCCTATAAGAACATTTCCAGCGCTATTGATACGCATACGTTCGTTTTCAGTCGTAGCAAAAACTAATGCTGAAGCTGCGTTTAAAGTTATATTAGTGCCATCATTATATAAATATCCTTTATATGTGCCTCCATTACTTAATACTAATATACTTTGGTTTGTTCCATTTATGTCAAGAGTAGTTCTATTTGCAGCAGTAAGAATTGGCGCACTCGTTCCGATTCCAACGTTACCGCCGCTTGTGATACGCATACGATCTGCTAAATTCCCACCATCAGGTTTTGTATAGAAAAATAATTCACCTCCATTTGTGCCTATTTTTTCAGCACCAAATAATGCATTATCAAATGTTCCTAAATTATTTTGAAATGCTATAAAAGCATATCTACTATCACTTTCTCTTGCTCTTGCCGTAAAAGCAACACCACCAGAATCTGCTATTGAAATAACTTTTGTAGCCGTAATAGTATTTGAGAATGTAGCATCGCCACTTACTTGTAATTTTGCAAGAGTACTTTCAACTGTTGTTCCTATTAAAAGGTTTCCAGTATTTGTAATACGCATACGTTCAGAACCTAAAGTTGCAAAAAGTAAGCTACTTACAGCACCTATTGCAAAATGTACATCATCACCACCAGAAAAAACACCAGCACCATTACCAATATACCCAAGATTATATGTTGTCTTGTATCTATATGTAGTAACTAGATTTGTATTATCATAAGAAGCTATAATTAATGGATTAGAACTACCACGAATATGTAATTTACTATCAGGACTACTTGTTCCGATTCCAACATTAGCTCCATCTTCAGGGTTTATTATAGTATTAACATAACTAGATGTAATTGCTGAATATGTTTGAATGCGACCACCATTTGCATTAGTTTCAATTATCAATGCTCTACCAGTTGGCGAAGCAGTTAAAGTACCTATATGCACATTATCATCTGCACCTAATTTAACGTGCAATTTTGAAATAGGTGTATTTGTATTTATACCAACATTGTTTGAAAATGATGCAACACCATTAGATGCTATACGAAATCTCTCAACATTATTTGTACCAAATATTAAATTTGCAGATGCATTTGTAGTACCTATGGCAAAATTTGAAGTATATGTAGGACCAGTTACAATAGCTTGACCATTACCTGCTCCAAATATATCACTTGCAGTTTGACCTAAATATATATCACTTGCAGAATTAAAAATTCTTACATATTGTTCACCAGTTGCAGTACCATCTCCAATTTGTAATTTTTGAGTTGCAGTATTTGTGCCAATTCCTATTCTCCCATTAGATAAAATAGCCATAGCTTGAACATAACTAGAACCAGTATAAAAATGAATACTAGAATTAGTTGCAAGGTCTATTTTATTTGGAGTGGCAAATGAACTTCCGTGAATTGTTAAATAAGCAGTAATATCACTATTACTTGCAATTAACCTACCAACATTAGTGCCACCTATTAATCTTCCATCTTCAGCATTAAGGTATAAATTACCATTATTAAACACAAAGTTGTTTGTACTATTTGCTCCTAATGTTATTTGACCAGTTGTTAATAGGGTTACATTTCCGCTTGAATTTTGTAAGTATGTAGGTTGAGAAGCATCTGTTGCGTTAAAGTATAATGTACCATTAAGATTTACATTAGAATCAAATCTTGTGTAACCAGCAACTTCAAGTTTAGTTGTAGTTTGGGCATAACCAGCTTTGTTTATCAATGTTCTTCTTGATGTTGTATCGTTTAGGATTAAATCATCACCTTGAATAACAAATCTCTTAAAAGTATCATCAGAAGCCTTTCTTGGTCTTAAATAAGCAGTATCAGATATTAAAATACTAGAAGACACACTTGTAATAAACGCTTCAAGAGATGTACCACTTGAAGGTAAAGCCCAACTTGAGTCTGTGTTTTGAATAATGCTTAAATATCTATTAATCTCTGCATAGTTATTTGTAGTTACTCTTGAATTAATTATTACTTGACCACTTGGACTACCAGTTGGAGTTCCAGTATCAAGTATAGAACTATTTTCTAAGTTAGTTCCAGCTAAGTTATATCTTGGAACTTGATATGCAGTACCACTTAATGAAGGTATTTGAGAAGTTAAAGCTAATTGACCATTAGCAGCAGGTAAAGTATAACTATAAGTTCCGTTAGATAAATTACCAAATACTGTTAATACACTACTTACGTTTAAATTAGCTGCCGTAAGAAGATCACTAAATGACTTAGCACCAACTATTGTTTGAGCACCTGAAGTAATCAACCCTCTTGTTCCACTTCCTGCATTAGGTATGTTAAAAGTATGCGTATCTCCGCTTGAAACAATATTAAAATCACTTCCAGCAGTTCCAACTGTTAAATATTGAGATTGGTTAGTTAAGTTATTAATACTTGTTATACCATTAGAAAAAGTAGTAATAATTTCTGATAATCTATTGTTTTCGGTATATAAAGTTACAGTCTTAGAGGCTACGTTTGCGAATACTCTAATCATTACCCTATCTGTAACCGCCATAGATGTTGCAGGTACTGCTACACTTGTGTAATAAGCATCAACAGTTGTTGTGTTTGTCAATTGCTCTGGAGTACCTGAATTAGATGCTATTAAAGTAAAGTTACTTCCGTTATATTTATAAATCTCTACATAAAAAGAAGCTAAAGCACCACTTGATGCACTTACACTCATATAAAACTCTAAGTTCCAATTACCAGCAGGAATCTGAGCAGAATCTGGGTCATTAGCATCCGTAATAAATTGAGCAATCAAACCATTAGCGGAAGTTGAAAAGTTTGTACCAGTTCCAATTACGGGAGTTCTACTCATTTGATAGTAAACAGAACCAGCAATATTTCCCTGATTAACGCTTCCGTTAAGATAATAATTTACAGAACTACCACCACCAGTACTTGTAGGAAATTTTGCTAAAGTACCATCACCTCTCACATACTGATTCGCAGCACCATCTAAAGCGGTTATAACACCATCATTAGCCACTACTGGACCTTGTATATCTCTAATCTTTGCTTCGCCTGTAACTTGTAATTGACTCATAATATTTTATTGAAATAATCCTCTAATATATTCCCCAGCTGCTAATGCTCTACCAAAAGTAAGTACTCCTGTCGAACTTATAAACTTAACATCATCTCCAGTTGGAGTTCCGCTATTTAAAATGTTTTGTGCATCCACACCACCTCTTGAAACGTACAAACAAGTGTATCCTATTGTGTCCGCAAAAGTAATTGATGTTTCCCCACCAGTAGCCGTATAACCTTTTGTCTTAACTGGGTTTGAACTTACTATAATCACACCGCTTGGGTCAACCTCCGTTCCTGTTGTATTATATGCTCCGCTACCTTGTAAACTAATGTTATAAGTAGCTACATCCTTAATAGGTGCGTTTATTGATAAACTTGATATATTACAAGTTCCGTTAATAATTGTTAAACCATCAGCTCCGTTATCCACTACGAACTTAATTTCTATTGGTGTTCTTGATAACTGCTTTTCTAACATAAACAAATATGAAAAACCACTCAAAGTAATCAACCCATCACAAGTAACATTCCAAGTAGCCACGTCGTTTTTATATTCTCTAAACCAAGCACTTGATTGGCTTGTTACCTCTTTTTGCTCAACGTTTACATTAAACGTACAATTTGTACTACAAGCAAAAGCGACATCGACCTCTGGTTCAACATCTGTTCTATGCCAATAAAGCATTACGTTATTTCCTATTACTGCTGCCATATTACAAATTTAATCAATTATCCGTATGTTTCTAATATTTCACCTGCTCCGCTAATTCTATATGCTTGTGAGTAACTATCCGTAACCAAAACTCTCCACCAAATATTCGCACCATTAAATCCAACTGTTAAGAACTCACTTGCATAGAAGAAATCCCCAACCGAAGGAACACCAGCTTGTTCTAAATAAACTAAGTTACTTGTTAAAGGTCCAGCAAGAGCAGCTTCTTTAGTTAGATAACCATTTGATCTTTGATGTCCAAATCCAGTTAATTCTCTTGATAATGGGTTACTATCATAAACTGTGTTCATAGTAGTTGCTATGTTATTAGGATTTATGTCTAATAAAGTAGCCGTTATAACATCATTCGGTAAATCTATTGTTGAATTACCTATTATGTATTTTTTATTTGTTACGCTTATTTGGGCAGGGTCTAAATCAGTTGCCGTTATTCTCATTGCACCACTAAATCTACCATCATCCGTTTCCATACCCATAAAAGAAGCATCCAAGTTAATTATATTCTTATTTAAGCAGTTTGAATATTGCTTAACCACTAACTCACTTAAACTTCTATATGTTTCATTTGGGTATTCTTGTCTATACCAATTCAATAGCATACTTCCATCCGATTTGCTTATATAACCTGTGTAGTTATATTTAGCATCATTAATGTCATTGAATCCCATTGGCAAGTCAATATCTAAAACGTATTCCTCAACATTGTTTATATAACTTTCGGTTGTAACCTCTTTAAAGAAGCTATCAATCTTTAAGTTAAAGTTGCTTATTTCACCTTGCTTAACTGTGTTTTTCCAAAACGCAGCCGAATTACTGCACATTATAATTTCCATATATAATTGACCAAAAATAGGACAAGGCGCAGCTTCTATTGTAAAGTTAACTACTGGCGAAGAACCATAATAAGGATAAAAATAATAATGGTCATTTGGGTTTACCGCAATAGACCAATTTTTATCTTGGTTTAAAAAGTAAGAATTGCCACCGACAGGTTGAACTTGTAACTTTAAAAGGAATAA